AGTTCCGATTTCGCCTGCCCAAATGTTGTTAACAGCAGGTACTGTTTGTGCGTGAACGAAGTTCCAGCCCAAGTTTCCAGATTCTGCACGAAGGTCGTGTGAAACCTCTGGGTGGATACCAGCCCAGAAATCGCTACCACGACGAGCCTTAGCCTTGTTAGCGCGTAGTTTAGCAACTGCGCGGCGGATGTCTGCAGAATCGATTGTATCAGCAGCATCTACGTTAGCAACAGCAGTCGCGTTACCTGCGAAGATATTGTTTGTACCAGAGCGTAGAGTTGTCATTGCAACTGTGTCGATTGAGTCAGCAAGGTTGTAAGCAATGATGTTTGCAATCGCTGGGTCGACATCTGCAAGTGAGAACAACTCAAGTGCGCGGGTTACTAGTACTGCATTACCGTACTCATTAAGAGTAATGGTTACTGAAGTAGGTGTTGTTAGTGCAACTGCATCTGGGTCTGTTGTTTCAGTCAGAGTTCCAGTTGCCTGGTCTAGGTCAACGTAGCGTTGTAGAACAACTGTTGAACCTGGGAATGCTTGACGGGCAGGGCGCTTATCTGCTACAGAACGGATTAGAGGTTCTGAACGGAGAGCGAACTCGAGAAGGCGGTCATATGCCTTCTGTACGAGACCTGCGCCACCAACTGTTCCACCGAGCGAACCGCTCGATGTATCTGTATAGGCGTTTGACATTAGTTTTAGTCTCCTTGACTATGAACGGATTTAATTAACCTTGCTGACGAAGCAGTGACAAAATTTCATCTGCAGAACTTGCGTTCTGTAGTTTCATCTCAAAGTCTTCTGCTTTGTCTGGCGTAATCGCACGAGAGGTGAAAGCATCTTGCTGACGGAGTGCCGCAATATCTGCTTTACTTTCTGAATCGTCTGATGTCTTAAGTCCAAAGAGGTCGCCATTATCCTCGAGCCAGGTTGAAACTGTCTCCTCGTTAATGTCTTCCAAGTCTTTCATAATAAGACGTGCAGCCTTAGCATTTACGCCTTTCTTTTCCAGTACCTGACGGACGGTCTGCTCACGCTGCGCCTTGGTAAAAGTCTCAAGTTGCTCTGTAAGTTCCTTGATACGCTTCTCATCTGCTCGCTTAGCCTTGCGTAACTTCTTTACTAAGTCACCGCCATCGAGTTGTGAATCGTTATCTAGGTCATCGTCTTCGTCGTCCCAGTAATTGTTGCTCATAGCAACCTCCACCCTTCTATCTATTGTTAGTCGTGAGCCTCAGTATCTATTCGGGGAAATAGGCTGGCTCTCACTACCAGTCTTATACGCCTAGCGGTGCTGGTCGACCCGCTAAGGATTCTAGAATTGACCCGTTCTTGCTTGTGTTAAGCCGACACGGGATACGCCAGAGGTTCCGCCGAATTGGGCTAGTTCTCTCTGGGTTAGTCGAGTACGTGTGCGTTGTGCTTCTGCTAGAGAATTGAATACTTCTTGCTCTGCTTCAGCCAAGCCGTATGCTTGTTCTGTGCCAGAGTAAATCTGGCTGAGTTTTTCTGCAGTAGGAAGAATGTCTGCGATAGTTGAATAGCCTCTGCGAGCCTCGGCTTGTGTAACGCCTTGTGCTGCAAGTTGTTCTGCTGTAGCAACTCCTGCTTCGATTCCTTGCAGTCTCGCTGCTGCGCCAATCTCTGCTGCTGCAACCTGACGCTCGATTCTCTGGAACTGTTGTTGTGGGTCAAGTACATAACCAACAAGGTCATTAGTTCCAATGCCATAGAAGTCACGAAGTTGTCTAGTAACTGCAGGGTCAGCATTCTGAACTCGCTGTACTGCTGTTACTACTCGGTTAGAAAGTTCTGCAGGTGACATATCATTAGCAATGAACTGCTGTACATAAGCATCATTATCAAATTGTCTTAAGCCATAAGCGCGTAGCACCTGACGGTATCCGTCTTCAAGATTGAGATACTCTGCTGGAGTGAGGACTGTAAGTCCTGCTTTAATACGGGCTTGGTTTGCACCAAATCGCTGAATGTATTCAGGAGTCTCTTGTAGTTGTAAAGTAATTGTTGCCTCAGTCGCACCTTCAATAGCAAGGTCACGAATCTTATTAGCAAGACTACCTAGACCATACTTAGCAAATCTGTCTTGCAGGGTCTTAATAATTGACTCTCTACCCATATTGGTAGTCGGTGAGGTGACGGAAGTTACTGGAGTTGTAGTTACTGCAGATGTGGTTGAGCCTGTAGAACCACCGCCTGTACCACCTACTCCACCTACTCCACCTGTACCACCAGTACCACCAGTACCACCAGTACCACCAGTTGTTCCACCAGTTGTTCCACCAGTACCACCAGTTGTTCCACCAGTACCACCAGTTGCGGCACCAGTACCACCAGTTGCGGCACCAGTACCACCAGTTGCGGCACCAGTTGTGGTTCCTCCAGTTACAGGTGTGGAAAACCCTGAAGAGGTAAATGTTTTGTTACCAAGTGTGTAACCATTTATGTTTCCAAATTTATCATAAGTTGGCATTGGTTGAGTATCAAGTGTTGTAGCACCTACAGCGGAAGCACCTTCTGCTTGAGTGTTACCACCAAATACACGAGAGCCATACTTAGCCATATTCTCTGGAGTTACTGGAGCACGATATTGTCTCCACTCACCATTAGTTGCCCCACCAATCCAGGACCAATAAACAATATAACCTTTGTCTATATTGCCTTCAGGGCGTACATCTGGATTAAACTTAGGGTTTGTTGCTGCTCTCTTTGCAACTTCTGCTGCAGTAGCAGCCAATCTATCAGCCTCAAGAATGTCAGCACGAGTGGCATTTACGGCTAAGCCATCTTTGTATTCGATTCCATTACGTGTTCCCGTAAAGGCTGTGCCGTTTACTTTTAGGGGGTCTCTATCAATTCCACGACCAGTAAATTTTTGAGCAGTCTGTACATTTGCTGATGCTGTAGTGGTTGCAGTAGCGGTAGAAAGATTAACTGTAGTTGCTGGCTTGGTTGTGTCTGCTGGCAAATTTGCTGATGTAGCAGGTTGAGTTGTATTGAAAGGCAGGTTTACAGCATCAGGCTTAGCGGTTGTAGTTGCTGTAGTTCCTGGCTGAGTTACCGCCGCAGGCTGGGTTGTAGTTGTGGGAGTGGTTCCTGGTTGAGGAATTGCACCCTTAATAGCGGCGGCTAACTCTCTATCTTTCTGAGCGTCAGACTTAAATGTAGTTGAGATTGTGTTAGCAATCTGAGTTGTTGCAGTAGCAGGAACTGATACTCCAGCACCAGATGAAATAACTTTAGGGTTCGTTACAACAGCATCAGTAACAATTGGTTCTAGTTTAGATATAACTTTAGCAGGAACAGTAGGAGCAACAACTGGGGCTACAGCCTGAACTACCTGATTTACGACAGCCTGGACAGCAGCGGTCTGAGGTGCAGTATTTTTAGGTGAGTCAACTACTGCAGAAGAGTTAACGGCTGCTGCTGTAGCAACACTAGCAAGCGCTGCTAGTTCTTTTTCAAATGCTACTGTATCAAAGTCATTATTGAAATCAGCAAGGTTCTGCAGATTAAAGTTAAAAAACATTATGCTAGCCCCATATCTCGCAGAACTCTAAGTGATAGAGAATCAATCGAATTTCTTGCGTTGTCAGTTAGGTCCCAACCAGGAAGTTTCTTTGCTTCTTTTTCCACATACCATTGTGGGGCAAGACCAGGCTTGCCTGTTGTTGGGTCAATCCATTGTAGAAACTTCTTTGCTTCAGGGGTATCTAGGGTTATCTGTCGCTCAAGAACGCTGCTTAGTGTTTGAGTAACGTATGAGCCTTGTACTTCCATAGATTGACCAGAAAGGATTCCTTGGGCAAATGCTGGATAAGTGCTAGCAGATAGATTACGGATAGCATTTTGTATATCTTCTTCAGTTGTGTTACCAGCAAATAGGTCTTGACTTGTCTTATCCCAGAATGCCTGGTTGTATAGATTGCTTACTCCATAGGCACGAGCATAAGCCTGCAACTGATTGACGTTACCAATAGTCTCGCCACCAATTTGACCGACTTTACCGCTAGCCATAATGGCTGCATCAATCTGATTGTCGTCAAAGCCACCATCAAAGCCTGTGGTAAGAATGCTATTCAGAGTAGCGCCGTCAATGCGAATACCCTTTTGAACTAAGCGTCTACGCTGAGTCTCTATGTATTTTGCTAAAGTGTCGTCATATACTCCGCGTTGTTCATTCTTAAGTTTTAGGCGGGCCTTAACAGTAGGGCTAAGGTTCTTATAATAGTTAGTCTTGAACAAAGCCTCAAGGGCTGCGCCCGTTTGACCTGACTTAAATAAGTCAAATACTGCTTTAAGTTCTGCACCATATCTAGGGTCATTTAGCAATGCTTCACTAATGCCATAAGCAGCAGCGGTCTCTACACCAGCACCAGCAATAACAGTTACTGGAGTTGTATTAAGACCAGTGGTGTCTCCATCAAGACCCCCACCACCATCAATAACGGTATTTGGAAATGCCATTACGCACCTGACGCATTCTGTGATAGCCAACTAGCAAAGTTAATACGTTGCTGACGCTCATAATCTTCGCCTAGAATGTTCTGACCAGTCTTAGTTACTATTTCTGCTACACCAGCAGCGCTAGGTCCAGGGGTAACTTCAGTAATGGTAGTCCCCTCCTTCTTGCCTTTACGGGTTGTAGTAGTTGCTGACTTGTTTAAGTATTCATCTACTGCTTGAAATAACTGTGACTTTTGAGCGTCGTCAAGGCTTTCAAAAGTACGACCAAACTTTTTTGAAAGACCATCATTAATCCAGTCACGAATCTGGGCACCACCATAGTTGGTAATAGTCTTAGATGTAGTAGGTCCTGTGTAACCTTCTTGTTGCTTCTTGCTCTTGGCATACCACTCAAGGTATTCTTCAGGGGTAATCTTTACTTGACCCTGAGAGTTCTTAAACCACTCAGATGCACCTTTAACAGCCATAGCCCATAGGTTCGGTGAGGTTAAATCAGTAACATCTGTATAGCCTAAGGCTCTAGCCTTTGCTACAAACGCTGCTCTTTGCTTAGCGTCCCAAGTATAAGCCTGGGCAATAGCGTCAGCAAGGTTTGTAGTCTTTGCTATCTTGATTGTTTTCTTTCCGCCTCTAGGACCAGCAGGCACAACAGCGTCAGCCTCACCTAGGTATACGTCTCCACCTACACCACTAGAGCCGCCACCACTAATCCTACTCTTTAATATGTCTGTGGGTTGAGTCATCAGAAGCCTTTCGTGAGGTCATCTTTTTCAAGAATGCGTGTGTAGATTCGTTCAAATGTAACATCTTGGTCTAACAAGTCACCAACAAATATGTCCCAAGCCTCACGTAAATCTGCGTTAGCCTGAGCATTAATTGACTTGTATTGACGCTTTGCTAGTTCTTCACGAACTATTCTGCGTCCTTCAAGATAGTCACTAAATGTTTTCATATCTTGGCGACCAGCAAGGCGTGGGTCTTGAACCCACTTGCTAGCGGTACGCAAGAACTTATTGACTGATTCAATGTCAATATCTCCATAAGCCTTACCCCATCCAGGGTATTGGTTAGATAGATTCTCAACGAACTCAGCCTTTGCTGCGACCAAATCAGGTGCTGCACTTAGTGTCTTAAGACCTCGATTAATACGCTCAGCCTCAAGAAGTGCTATACCTTTACGGTATTCCTTCCAGCCTACACCTGCCTGAGTTTCTTCAATAGCCTCATAAGGGTCTTTGCGCCCTCTGTAATTGATTGTTGAACCAGGTGCTACTGGGTCTTCGAACTGATTGCCATAGATTGTAGGTGAGAACTCACCAGCATTGGCATCTCCTACAAGGAACCAACCATACTCAGGGTTCTCAGCAATCAAATCTGATAGTTGCTGTGAGCGCTCATAGGCGCTTAGTGTTGCTGAAATACCAGTATTGTTCTTTGAAAGGCTGGTTGTAAAGTAAAAGTAATCTGCTCCATAGCGGTTATAGAATACATCTGCTGCGGTATCAGGGTTTTCTCTGCGCAGTTTTTGATACTCATCAATGTAGAACTGATAAGGGCTACGTGTGTTTGTAGCAAAAGGTAGGACAAGTCGGGTAGCAACTTCAAGGGCAAGGATTTTCATTACCTTGTCGTTGACTTCCTTCTTAGTTGGAGGGGTATCACGAAGCCCTTGGTCGTATTTAGCGTTCTCTTCCGCCATTACAAGGACAGTTAGACGGCTTCTCATAGGGTCTTCTTCATTCATCAAAGCAAGTGCTTTACGGGCTGCAGCAGACTGAACTACCAAATCTCTAATGCTTCTATCTTGTGCGCCATAAGGAAGAATCTCAGATACAAGTCTTGTCTTCTCTGACTGTGGGTAACGAGAAACAATCTCTGATGCAGCAAACTGGGCGAACCAGCCTGCGCCTGGGTTCCACCAAGCACCACCTTGGAAGATAAGGTTTAGTGAAGCCTTAGGAATCTGTAGTGGTCTATCAACTATACCTAGGCTCATACGCTTGGCCCACTCAGCAGGGATGTTGATGTATGTCAAACCGTCGCGCTCTTCAGTCATACCGTTTCTATCGGGTGACTCGTAAGCAATCTGTAGTTTGCGTAGGGCTGCTGGGTTATTTAGACCAATGCGTAGCCACTTCTCAGCCACATCGGAGAATGCTCCAAAGAATGGGAAGACATACTTGAGTGTATATGCAGCATCTGTTTTCTCTGCCACATCGTAAACTGTTCGACGCATCTCGGCTCTAGCCCATTGGCGAGCCTTGTTCTCTAGGCTGCGAAGGTAGCGAGAGTCAACCATATCGCCCTTTGTAGTTTCAATAGCCTGCTCTACAAGAGCATTCAAGCGTCTGCGATATAGGTTTACGTACAAAGGTGAACGTACAAGTTTAGATTCAGGAACCTCGCCTGCCCACTTGTAGAAAGCGTTAGCCACCTTAGAGGACATCTGTGTAACGTAGTTACCACCTAGTGCTTCTATTGTTTGAGCACCGTTAACTGATGGATAAGAGTCAGCGTTATCGCCAAAGAACTTGACAATGTCATCCTCATTAAAGTTTCTCTTGAGAAGAAGTTGACGCATTTCATCATTAGGCAGTAGATGACGGGTATTCTCAAAGTTCTCTTCGGCTAATTCTCTAGCAGTCTTACCCATTCTTGTGAATGGACGTAGGATTCTGCGACCCTCATCTGAGGTTTGTAGCCACATTTCAACTTCATCTACAGTGCTGCCCTCAAGGAACTTACGTCCAATTTTAGAGCCCTTAACCTGGCGGTTAACAACACGTAGATAGGCTTCTGCATAGTTAGCATCTCTACCATTTACACGGACGAAGTCTCCAGTTAACTGCATTGAGTTACTGATACTGTCCTTAACCTGGCTTAGGCTGGTATCAACTACCTGACCTGCTGAGGCTACGAACTTATCGTTGTAATATGCAGCCTGCTCAGGGGTTAGACCCTTTGCATCTTGTAACTTAAGACCCAAAATTTCAATCTCGCCAATACCATACTGAGCGTTAGGCTCAAGTTTTTCTTTGTTTAGGATTCTATCAATCTCGTTAATCTCAGCATCAATCTGGTTTGGGTCATCAACCAGTTCTCTAGCAGCAAGGAGTTTGTTTCTTTGAGCCTCTAGTTTGGCTCGCTCTGCTAATTCTAGTACATCATCTGCTGCATTCTTAGACTTGCCACCACTAAGTAGGTTAGCAATCTTGTTCATTGAACCTTGTGCTGCAGTCTCAAGCATTGTCCAAGCACCAAGAACGCTGAATACGCGAAGGTTGCCCTCTGTTAGGTTACGTACTGGATAGCCTAGACGGGCTAGAACCTGAAACTTTAGGAACTGGTCAAGGGCATCAGCCAAATCACCAGTAGCGTTTTTCATTCTCATAGCACCGCTATAAGCGTTGTAAAGAACAGGTGCTCCAGTTGTAGCATCCTTAACCATCTCGGCACGAGTTGCCCTCTTTAGAACCTTGTACATTGTGTCAATGTCAAGTGTAGGCATCTGCTTAGCCAACTGAGTTTCATTAATAGGCGTAGAGAATACGTGTGCTACTCCATCTTCACCCATAACTGGCTTGGCACCTACTGGTCCACCAGTCTTAGGGTCAATAGCACCTGTATACAGACGCTCTTTAATCAGGTTAGTTCCCTGTTGACGCTTGTTAGCGAACAAGGAATAAGCCTTGGAAACTTCAAAGTCGCTGTAGCCGAACTGTTTTGCAACTACTGAAAATAGTTCACGCTCAATCTCTGCGTGAACAAAGGCTCTTTCATCTGCATCCACAGCCCCAGCATACTTAGCGAATAACTCGTTCCTACGCTCTACTGTGAATGAAGTTGACTTCTTGAATCGAGCCTCTGCACGAGCAAGTTCTTGCTTTAAGTCTTTGACCTTTTCTACGTTAGCGCCATTCTTAGGGTCTAACTTAGAAGCCTCATCAATCTTAGATTTCAAAATATCAATTTCAGTTTCGTAAACTTTGCGCTGTCTATCGGATAAACCAACTACACGGCTTAACTGATTGTCAATAGTCTGAACACTCTGGTTGTCTGTATAGTCAATCCAGCCACGAGGACGCTTGTAGAAGAAGCCAGTATGGAATCTAACCATAGTTCCAGAGTTAGAACGGAAGTCAATAAAGTTCTGGCTATTAACAAATGTTCTGCGGATGTCGGAACCTAGGTCTACGAATGGAACTTTCTTAGGGTCCATTGAACCAATAAGTGCTAGATTCTTGTGAATCTTAGCAATATCCTCTTCGTACTCTTTGATAAGTTCTATGTGCTTCTCGTATTCAGCACCGTCATTCATATAGTTGAAAGACATCTGACCATCTTCGGCAGGCTTGCCTGTCAAGAACTTCATCTGTGGTACTTCGTCACGTAGTGACGCAACCTGTGCTGCTAGAAGGTCGGACTGGTTAGCCAACTGCACGAAGGCATCTTCGTCGCCCATTGCCATATGTATAATGTTTGTTTTAGCAGCGTGACGAGCAGTCTTATCTTCAATCTTATTTGCGGTAGTAAGAAGGTTCGCAATAATTCCAGGATTAGATGACTCACGTACAGCCTTGATACGGAAGAAATCTTGTTCAACCATACCGTCAGTACGCTCAAGGAAATCGTTGAATGTGCCCTTAAGTCTTTGCTGGCGCTTAGTTAGGTCTTCTGCGCCAGAGATAATTTTGCCGAACTCATCTGCGCTCTTAAAAGCGTAGCGACCAGCACGATAAACCTGGACACCCTTACCAGCAATAACAAATGGGTCGATAACAAATCGAGATACAACATCTCCAAACCAAGAACCTACACGGCCTGCGGTCTGTTCTTCGAATGCAGCCTTACGCTGATTACCATCATAAATATTAAAGTTGTTGGAACCAAACAATAGGTTCTCTTTGATAAACTCATCTCCAAGGCCAAGGTTAAATTTATCGAATACTCCGATGCTTCCTTGTGCGATTGTGTTAAGCATCATCTGACCTGGAGAAATCTTGCCTGCTTCTTGCCAGGACTTACGGATATTCTCTATATCGAACTGACCCTTCCATAGAGGGTTGTTCTCATCTGCTACACCAAGGCCAAATACAACAGCCTGTGCTGCTAGGTTGTAACCTTTTTCTAAAGTCTCGCTTGTCTTCTGCCAGAAACCTTTAGCCTCACCTGGCACTGCAGGCATATACTGCTTAAGTCTTGCGTCATAATACTCAGACTTAAAACTACGTGTTGTCGGATTAAACGACTGGATAAGTGCAGCACGGTCTTTTTGTGGGATTGCTGTTGCAAAATCTATAGGTAAAGCGTATGAAGATACTTCTGCTGGCTTTTGATAATACTTATTGAACTCACCTAAAGTATCAAATGTAGAAGGGTTAGATGAAGTTATCTTTGCTTGATACGCTAATATCGCTTTTTGTCTGTCGCTCACAGTAAGTTAGCCCTCAACAATCTCACATAATTGCGGAATGCCTGTGAGGAGTTGGGGTTAAGTGCTGCTGCTTCAAGGGCTGGTAGATAACTCATTAGACGCTGACGGTCTACATCTGTATCTTCATTCTTTGGTAGCGTAAGCGCTTCAGGTCCTGCTCCTGGTCCCACAGGTATACCCGTTGTAACTGGCTCTTCTGGATTTTGAGTCGGAGCCGTTATCGGTGTCACTGGCGGAAGGTTTGCCATCATCGGTGCTCGTGCTGTTGGTGATGGTGCTTTAGCCATAGTTGCTGCTTGCTGTTGCTCCATCAATTCTTGTCCTTGTCCATAAGTTCCGCCAGAGTAATACTTTGCACCCTGACGACCTGACTGCCCATTGCCACCAGTGGCTGATACGTTGGCAGGATTATTCTGCGGTGCAGTTGGTCGCATTCCGCCTCTAGCCATTATTTCTCCTCTGGTGTGTATGAGTATTCTTCAGCGCTCAATAGCATTCCCTTGGCTAACCAAGGATTCATATTGTCGCTTACATCTGTCATTAAATATCGAGTGCCTTCATAGTCAGACCACTCGCTAACGAGAACCCATCCTGTGCAGATTTGGCTCTCTGAATCTTCTAGTTCTTCAGCAAGTATCCGCATTGCTGCTTCTATTGCATCATTGAACTTGCTCACTTGTATTGTTCTTCTGTATAGAACGGTGGTGAAGAATAAGCACTAACTTTGGACGCGATTTCCATAGCCACTAATGGCTCGGCTCCTGCGTGTAGTGCGCCTAGCGCAAAAGGTCCACCTGAACCGATTGCATAAATATTATCTTCGCTCTTCATAACTGACAAGTCTTCGTCAACATCAAATAGTTCTCCACCGACTGCCATCAAGAACTGGAATCTCATAGATTCTTTCTTGTCATCGTCGAATGAATAACCGTTGTCAGTTAAGCATTTACGCAAGGAAGGCATCGCCTTAACAATCATATAGCGATACGGGTCTTTTTTATCCTTCTGGGTAAACTGTGGTGGCATCCATATGTTCTGGGCTATGTCGCAAGGAACTACTTCTCCTGCTCCTGCAACTAATATCGGACCACGTTTAGCAATCTTCTTCATTACTTTGTGAGCGTATACTCGACCTGAATCATCAATGACTCTGCTATCAGCAACTAATATGCTTTTAGAGTCATATTCAATACCGATAATCGTTGTCATTGTCCCCTCCTAAATTATCGTCGTCGAATAGTTCTTACGCTTGCTGTTGGTTCTCCGCCTCCAGATATACCTGAAAGCAAACTCATAATGTCTGGTGCTCCACCTTGCTGTTCTCCAGGGGTAGGAAGAGCGCCTCCTGCCAGTGCTTCGGGAGCAGGGGACGGTTGCTCAACCATTTGTTCGGCACCAGCAGGAGGAACCTGTTCTGCAGGAGCGAAGACTTCCTCAATCGCATCCTCAAGCGCCTGTCCCTTTTGGCGAGCCTTGATAACTGCAGCAACCTTACGCACAACTTCAGAGGCATCTTGTCCTTCAGTTGCCATTGCTGGAATTGCTTGTGTGTACTGTGTAAGTGAACCAAGAAGTGCGGTACGCATATTCTCGATTTCAATCTTTTCAAGTTCTTGAGTTACGTTAACTGTAAACGGAAGTTCGCGCATTGCTAAATCTTTGGAGATAAGTCCTCCACCTAAAGCCTGTAGCATAAAGATAAGACCTTGCGCTGGGTTAAGACCTGCAAGCATTCCATAACGAACGTCTGCTGAGTAGTCACCCTTAATGTCTTTGCGTGGGCTGTAGGTAATTTCGTAAGGTGAACCTGCGTCCACACCACGAATTGTCTTTTCTTTAGGGAAAATCTTTTCATCAACCATAAAGCAAATCTGAATTACATCGCGCAAAGCGCTCGCAAAGATTGCTTGTGCTGATTTAACCTGGGTATCAAAGGCACCCATAAGAGCCTGTACGCCCTGACCAGTAACGATAGAGGCATCAATATTGCCTGTACGTCCTTCAGGGTAACGAGCACCAACACGCATTTCTTGATTAAGCAATGTCTGCTCAGTAAATGCGCCCGCTGGAATAGGAAGTTCTACACGGCGCACACCTGCTGGGTTGGATGTACGGATAACCGCATCTCCACCAAGTTGCAAATTCTGTACATCGGTTGGTAGAACGATTGGAGACTGTACAGATTTCTCTGCTGCCTCCATTGCAAGCAACGCAAAGCGGTTGCGAAGCAACTGAATACCAATGATGTCATCGAATTGACCACGCATCTCACCATCAACAGATGGCTTACGTGCGACAACAATCATCATCTTGCCCAATGGATTCTTTGCTTTTGAAAGAACTAGATTATTTTTGTCTGGGAGATAGATTATTGATTGGTCTTCGTCGTAATAGCGAACCATCTCAACCTGCTGAGTCAAATCTTGCTCGTACCGTAGAGGTCCAAGAAGTTCAATCTCAAGTTCAGGGAACATAGCAACAAGTTCGCCAAGTGTCATTGAGTAGCGTTTTGCAAATGCCGTGCATCGTCCGTAGCGGTCAAACTCAGGGTAAGCACCTATTGGGTTTTCTAGGCGAATGCGTGGCAGTTTTGCTTCTTCATCCAGTTCAATTACGAACGGGAGGAATCCATATGTTAAGTACCAGTCCGCTCCTTGGTACATCTGTACAGCCAAATCTGAGTGAGCAAAATAATTAGAGGCAATGCGAGTACGTGTATCAGCAAACTTACGAGCCCTATCAGAAACCGAGTTCGCTGCATTGCAGTTGACCGCTGGTAGTGGAGCCATAACCTCTGAAAGGTCTCGCGCAACAATATCCACAAAATTTGCAACGACATTTGCATCTACTCCGTCTGGAAAGAAGTCAGGATAGACTGATGCAATTTGACCTTTGCGGACAGCAAGTACGTCAAGGTTGCGAGCGTCTCTATCGACAGCACGATAGCGCAGCGATTCTACGCGGGCTGCGACTTGTTCCATTGAGAGTGCCATAGTTTCCTATCCGTATGTTTCTTGCCATTGCTCGGCAAAGGCTTCATCAAGATTTATTTCCATTCGGCGCTGAGACTGTGCTCTAGTTGCCCAACGGTTTTGCACCCAGCGCTGTTGCTGAGTTCCTGTTTGCATCATTTCTCTGACGCGGATAATTGCAAACCACAATGCCATCACACAGTCAGTTGCGTTTCTGGTATCAGGCTTCCAAGTTATTAGTTGTTGCACTAGCGCCTTAAGACCCTCTGAGCCTTCGTTGCTAGGTAGTTCTATTAAATTGTTATCCTGGAATCTTCCATCTCTAAGATTGCCAAACAAACCTGACATAGAAGCCACACCAAAGTTAGTATCCCACTTATTCTTACCAGTGAAGTGAGAGTTGAGTTGGCAGCCGTGCATCGACAACCAGTTACGCAACCTGTCATCGAGGGCGTATGCTTTCTGGTGGGCGTTGATTTCAATTCGTATTTCCTGTGGCTTGTATCTTTGAACCCAGTCTTCAATCAGGTTCTGAATCTTGTCTGGTGTTGGGTCTGTCATATTGACACAATCAAGAATATAAATCATTGAGTCAGCCTTGTTGTAAGTAACTACAACGGCTGCGGTGTTACCTGTCATAGCAGGGTCTAGCCCTATAACGGTATAGCCCTCGACCTGTCGTGGATGACCTGCAGCACCTGGTTTAAGCGGTCCGCGCTTTCGCATACCGTTGACACATCCTGCAACTGCTGCTGGCGGAAAGATTGCGTCTTCGACAACGTCTTCTTGTTGATAGACCATAGCCCAGACAGAAGGGGCGACTTCGCTTCTTCTAGTGAAGAGAGCGCCTCCGTCCCATTTTGGATATAGTCCTTGTTCATCAGGTTCATCATTCTCGCCCTCAGGGCGGTCAGTCTTGGCCCACAACGTTTTCCAGTTGTCTGGCTTCTCATCAAACTCAAGGACCGCTGGCATCGCACAATATGTGAAAGGCGATTTACCACCAGTCCAGTTAGAGCCGTCCCGTATCTGTTTGTATAAGTCGACAGGAGCAACACGGGTCCCTACGATAAGTAGTTTCCCGTGTCGTCCTAAACGCGTGATTACTTCTTTTTGAAGCCATTCAATTTGCTTCTCCCACTCGTGGGCATTGGAGTTCATCACGACATCGTCTAAGATAATCAGGTCGGCACGTGCACCGTAGATTTGAGAACCGAAGCCTAGGGCTTGTACCGTAGGGTCTTTTTCTCCAGAGTCTCGACCTGTACCTAGATAAATCATATCGGCGGACCACGTAGGAGAGTCCGCCTTATATCCACCGTTAGGACCGAAAGCCGTTTGGAGTTTAATCCAGGACGGATGGCTTAGTCTGGTCTTGATGGCTGAAAGGAACTTACGCGCCATACCCTGAGTCTTGGAGACCAGGATAATGCGAATGTTAGGGTTTGTGGCAATTCGGTAGGTGACGTAGTTAATCGTCAGCACCGTGCTCTTGGCGTGCTCAGGGGGTACGTTAATCAGTACTCGGTTGGCAGCGCCTTGCTCGTAGGTCATAGACGGATGTAACCATCTTGGCTCCCTACCCTCAATCAGGTCAATCCAGTCGAGTTGGTGGGGGAACAACTTGGTGTCTAGGAACTCTTCTGAGAATTGCTCAAAGGAAATATCCTTCAGGTTGGCTAGGTCAGCCTTGACCCCTTTACCCTCAAGTCTTGCCTTATCGGCTCGTTCCTTGAAGTTGGCGTCAGCCATAGTCCATTGTCGGAAGGTAACCTCATTACGGTTAACCGACTCCATAGCAGCCTTGATGGTGCTACCTTGGCTCAGTTGGTGGAGCACTCGCTCCATAGCCTCGCCCTTTGGGATGTCCACTTTCCCAGGTCTGCGTCCCATTGTTCTCCTAAATAAGTGAGCGGGGTACTTTGGCTTCCGTGGGCATCTAGTGCCACTTGGGAATCGAGCCCTACCTCCTGCCTTACGGCGGTGTGCTTGCCAATCACTATGACGGTATGCTGTTTCCCCCCAGGGTGGGTATTCAACTTTCTGCGAGAGGTCTCAGCCCCACACCCTGTTGCTCAAAACTAAAAACCTATTATAAACGCCCACCGTTAAACGGTCAGAATATGGGCACCTGATATATATTATATAAT